AGACCAATTTCTACCGTTTTTTCCTATGCTGAAAGATAGAGAAAAAAGAATCGAACAGGATGAAGTTTGGTCAAAAATATGCCAAGAATTAAATTGGGAATTTATACCTACTGTTTAGTTTAGCATTATCATTCTCCACCTTTTATGCTTAAAAAGTTAAAAAGTTTGAAAGGTTTTTATATGCGTTTACTTCATATAAATTTGATGGTGATGGCAGTAATGATGTCTTTATATAATTAGATAGAATCATAAAATTATTTGAAAATTCTATGAAATTATCCTTATCTAATGCCGCCAATAATAAAATATGTTCTTGGGGTGTATCGATACCATTGTCTGTATAAACTGCTTGAATGTGTCTTTCTAATGCATTTAAGGCATTAACGTAAAAATAACTGTACGGGTCGGCAACCGAAGGATCACGATTGTATTTATCAATAGTTTTAATACCAGCTGCAATATGTCTGTATACATCCCTTAATTTACCCTGGGGTGACCAAGATAAATCAGCACCAGCACCATCACCACCATTACCCATAAATATAAAAGCATCATATGCTAGTTTATAATATTCTTCATATGTTAATTGTTTAATAATAATGTTATTTGTATTTGTATTTGTATTTGTTCTTCTTTTAAGAAAATTATTAGAAATTTTTGCTAAACCAATGGTAGAAACAATTCCGTACTTTTTACTCCCCCCCCCCTGAAATTGTGTAGTAAGTGTTGATGCTGAAATATTCGCTCTTGGCATTTTTAATAGTTTATATATAATAGTTATATAATAGTTATATATAATAGTTATATAATAGTTATATATAAAATATTATATAATTAATGTAAAATCATAAATGATTAAAGTCCACCTGGGAACCCAACTAAGTTGGCGCCGATACCGAATCCGGCACCAGAACGAGCATTTACTGCCATACTGGGAATATAAGTATCCAAAATACTAAATGTAGCAGCGGCAGTTAAGGCAATCATCGCAACTTCATCTAAATTAAGTGTTCGTTTAGGGATGGCAAATGCCGCAATAGCGACCATTAAACCTTCTACCAAATATTTAATCGCGCGTTTAACTAATTCGCCAAGATCGAGTCCTTCAATAAATTTCATATTATTATATTATATTAATTAATAAGAAAAAAATAATTCCTAAATGTATAAAATAAAATAATTACTTATTCCTAAATATATTAAAGTAATAATTAATGAAATATAATTAATTAATAAAAAATAAAATATAATAATTAATTAATAAAAAATAGACTTAAAATAGAATCTGTATAATAATACATATAGTATAATACAATATAATACAATATAATACAATACAAAATGTCTAATTATGAACATCGGTTGAATAGTGATGGAACTATTAATTCTAAATACATTGATTTATTGGATGAAGATAAATCTGTTGCTGGACAAAAGTTTGCTTGTATTTCATTTATTTCTCCTGAAAAGGTAATTAAACAGCGTGAAATGTTTGAATTTGAACAATTCCTAAAGCAATGGGATATGAATAAATCCTTAGAAAAATTTAACCATTTTTTGAGTTTTTTGTCATATAAATATAATTTGAAAATGGATGATTTGTCTACGGATTTACAAGAATTTTGTAAAGAAGAAAAGGATAATTTGTTTCTTACTACATTAGAAGATGATTATAAAACATTTCTTGATACAAACGAAGAACGAATGAATGAAGAATTCAGAAAACAACATGATTTTCAAACTAATGTAAGAGGTCTTAAGATTCGTGGCAGTTATCCTACCCAACAAGAAGCAGAACTTCGTTGTAAGATGTTGCGCGAAGTTGACCCGAATCATGATGTTTATGTTGGTCCGGTAGGTACATGGATTCCATTTCATCCAGAAGCATATAAAACTGGTCGTGTTGAATACTTGGAAGATGAATTGAACCAGATTATGAATGAAAAAGAAAAGAATGAGAAAACTGCTAAGGTTGAATTCGAAAAGCGTGTGCGTGAAAGTAAAGAAAAATCTATGGAAGAAAATAAAAAGAAGGCATTAGAAAGCGGTAATGTTCTTACTCAAACAATGAATGAACAAGGCGAACTAGTTAGTGTTAAAAGTTTGAGTGCCAATAATGAAGATAGTAATATTACTATTGAAGAAGTCAAAGAACAGTTATTTGAAAGCGAAAATGTTGTGAGAAATAAGGATTAGAATTCTACGAGATAGTGATATACATAAATAATAAAAAATAAATAATAATAAATAAATAATAATAAATAAATAATAAATAAATAATAATAAAATTGAATATAATATTATTATTTATATCTAAACAAAGCAACAAAGCAACAAAACAACAAAACAACAAAATTATAATATATACTATATACTTTATAACATAAAAATGATTTGTTCATTAGAAACATGCTGTAAAAAGATATCTCTTTCTCAAACACTTATCGGAAAATGTAAATGTGGGAAAGTATTTTGTTTAAAACATCGTCATTCAGAAGAACATAATTGCAGTTATAATTATCAAAATGAAATAAATAAAGAACAATTTATAGAAAATAATAAATGTGTTAACGCAAAAATATGTATTATATAAATAATATTTTCAAAAAATTTACCATTTAGACTTTTTAACACTAATTTTAGGTCCTTGTCCACGTTTTTTTACATTTTGAGGATCATAAGAGTCTCCATCATCATCATCAGAATTAAAATCTTTCGATAATTCCCAGAATTCTTTTGAACCTAATTTAAAAGGTCCATGAGATTGGGCTTTATACCAGAAAATTTGATCGTGTAATTTATTCGATTTCGCATTATTATTAATAACTAAACATTCATAATTTTCTGTGCATTGATCCATAACTTGACAAAACGATTCAAATGTAGGAAACATACCGGCATAATTTTCCCAAATTCTTTTTCTATTTGCGATATAAGGTTCTCTTAATATAAAAACATAATCAATATTAGTTCTTAAATTTGGCGGTATACCAAGTGGATATTGCATTGTAATAATTAACATAATCTTCCAATGTCTTCCATTCATAAAAAGTAAACGCATCATTTTATCTTTTGTCCAACCTGCGTCATATAAACAATCATCTAATATAACAAATGCTCTTGGGTCAATATTACTTCTTTTATAATTTTCTATTTCTTTTTTCACTTGTTTTAAAACAGTTTTTTGCCGTTTTAAAATATTTTCTATAATTGCTGTATTATATTCATCGTGAATAAAAAGTTTTGGGACGTGACTACCATAAAATCCATTTCCTGCTTCTGTTCCTGAAATAACTGTACCAATCGGAATATCTTGATGATAAAATAATAAATCTTGCACTAGGTAACTTTTACCTGTATCACGCCTACCAATCAATACAATAACTGGTCCTTTATTTTCATCTGGTTTAAAACTAATATCACGCATATTCCATTTTTTTAATTCTAATGTCATAATAAAATTTCTAAACTAAAATTAAAATTAAGTTAAGTTAATATAATCTAATATTTTTTAATATAATAATACACTATTTTTACCGCATAAATAATAAATAATATAAATAATATAAATAATATAAATAATATAAATAATATAAATAATATAAATAATATAAATAAATTATGAGTTAAAAAAATATATAATTTATATTTAGAAGAACTATGATGTTTTCTTATAAAAAAAAAGATAATTCTAGTTTATTTAATGATTTTAAAAATCCGGATTTAATAGATATAAGCAATCCTCAAAATTATATTCCCATTTATAATAATTTTTTTTCACTAAATGAAACTAATTATAATAATATTAATTTAAATCATCATTTCTCTCTTTACAGTATTAATAAACATGAAACAACTAATAAATTTAAAGCAACACTAACAGATAATGATAATAAAAAATACAATAAGGATATTTTTATTAAATATAGTCCTTTACTTGACCCAGTTAAATATATGATTGGAAAATATGATATTTCTAATAATGAATTATTTTCTTTACCCACTTTTGATAATGTAAATAATGTAAATAATGTAAATAAAAAAATGAATGACCCACATAATCAGGCATATGTAGATGGTTTTTTTAGTTATTTAACCTCTACATTACTACATGAACATAATTTTATTAATGGAATAGATTTTTATGGTTCTTTTCTTGGAACCAAAAATAATTTTGAAGTAAATGTTTTTGATGATGTTGAATATATGTTGGATTCTACATTTTTTCAAAAATATAATAATGATTTATTTCATGTAGATACTGATTTAGTTGATAATGGAAATTCCTATACTCGCAATCATAAGAAAAAATTATGTTTTATAGATAATAATGAAAATGGAAAAAATAAAATAATATTAGAATTATCAGATATAAAAGATATTTCACATTTGGATTCTATTTTCTCTCCTTCAACTAATGCTGACAATGTTTTAATGACTCATAATGATAATGAAATAATATATGAACAATCAAAAAATATATCAATAGAACCATCAAAAAAAAGTTCTATAAAATCAGAAGATTCTGATTCAACTTGTTCATCAAGATCGTCAAATACAGATAGTGACAATAGTGACAATAGTGACAATAGTGACAATAGTGACAATAGTGACAATAGTCACAATAGTGACAATAGTGACAATAGTGATTATGAAACAAATGAGTCAGA